CCCGACGGGCTCTGGAACATGGTCAGGAACGGCGAGTTCGGGACGGCACCGCCAAAGGCTAACGAGAAGGAGTAAGCAGCCGGGATGGCTCCCGCATGGACCTTGATAATCCCAGGCGCAACCTCCCCGAAGACACTCGGAAGAATGTCGAGTTTTCCAATCAGTTCGAGCGTAAGGGGCGGCGTGGTGTAAGCAACGTTATGCGGAACGCTCACGCGCTGCGTAGCAGGCGTACCGAACCGAGTACCGAAAGTCTCCCGATGAGCCGTCAGCCCAACAGCGCGTTTCGGACTACCGGTGTAGGTCCCGTTGTTGGCGAGGCTCCCGAGATCCAGCGCGGGACCCGCAGGCACGGTGTCGTCGAGCCTCCACCATCCGATCGGCTGATCCTGCTCAATCTCATCGGGGAGGTAGAGATTCATGTAGGCGTCGGTGAGTGCCCGCTCGACGTAGAGCCGCTCCGCCTCCGAGAGCGAGCGGTTGAAGAGGACGACCGCTGCGATGTCGCCGGTGAGGAAGTTACTCGTGCCCTCACTAAAAGAGCCCAGGTTCAGGTTCAACGCGCTCGTCGAGGCGTCCACGCCCGTCCCCGCACTCGTCCCGTTAACGAAGGTTTCGATCGCCGTTCCCGATCCACCTCCGCCGGAAGCCCCGTGACGGAGCGTGAAGACTTTGTATTCGGTCTGCGCGGTCGCCGTGACGAGAGTCGAGCCTGCGGCGAAGAGGACGTTGGCAGTTGATCCCCGGATCTGGAGACCTGCAGGGGCCGTCGTGCTTCCCAACATATACCGCTGCGTCGCGTCCGCCCGGAAGCGTCCGACAACGAAGGCCGTCACGTTCCCGAGGACGGCGCCTCCCGCCGGAAGGTCCATCCAGTTGTCCACCCCATCGAAGCGGACGACGGCCTTTGCGTTCCGAATGTTCGCCAGAAGCGTCGGCCGATTCCCCGCCGTGTTCTGAACGGCGTGGTTTCCCAGGCCCGATTTGTCCCGCCACGTCTGGACCGTACCCCCGCTCGCCAGTTCCTTGAGGATGTCCTCCGCGTCGAGCCAGCAGACGAGGTTCGGGATCTGGCGGAGGTTGTAGCCACGGCGCGCCGGAGCGAGGCTCGGAGGAAGCAGGAGCGCCGGGCCGGAACCGCTCACCCGGCGAACTCCACCTCGACGTTCGTGGTGAGTGCGCTCGCGAGCACGCCGATCTTCATCAGACTCGCGACGTAGAGTCGCCGCGGTCCTTCCGTCTCCCGGACGATGTGATGACGCTTGTTCAGGGGCTGCCCGGCGTCCGTCCCAAGACCGGAGGTATCGTCGGGGCTCGTGTTCGCCGCCGCGTCGGTCGCGTAATCTCCTCCGAGGACGTAAGCCGCGCCGATGGTCGAGGGCTCAAGCCGCAACTTGATCGATTGGCCCGCCGAGGTCACGCGAAAGAGGTACACGCCTCGCTCCGCGTACAACACGGTGCGATCCCCGACGACGTTCGAAACCGCGAATTCTCGCATGTATCCCTTCGGGACCTGTCCCATGAAGTCCCGCAGGGGCATCGAGAAAGGCGCGTTAGTCGGGAGCGCGGGCGCCTCGTTCGTGAGGAGAGTGTCCTCCGCGCCCCAGTTCGGATGAGCCGAGACCGGCGCAACGTCCACCGTTCGGACGCGGCCCAGAAAGATGATGGTCAGCGCCATCGTGTCGGTACCGGGGAGCGGTCCCGCAGAACCCCTCCCCGGCCCTAGTCGTATTCGCTACGTCGTGCAGCGGACCACGCCGCGGAAGTTGAGCCAGGCCCCGCCGAAGATGATCCGGCTCTTCACCCGCACCGCGTCGTGGCTGAACTCGTAGCCCGAGTTCGGGGCCTCCCGGAAGAGCTCCGGCTCCTGGCGGCCGTTCAGGAACCCGATCTCGAACATGTCCACGTTCATCGGGTCGGCGAGCAGCCAAAACTCCCCCGTCGTCGAGATGAAGGGCGTGACGACCGGGACCAGGTTGAAGTCCCGGATCGGGTTGTCCTGCCCCCGCGTGGCGACGACCGAGGCGGCTTCCGTCCCCGTGACGCCCATCACGATGAGAGCGCTCTTCGTCGTCTGCTGCGCGAGCACCCAGTTGTCGGGGTGGCAGAGGAGCGTCCTCGGCATCAGGAAGAGTTCCGCCTTCGTCGCCCCCGCCTCCGGCGCCTGCGCGGTCTGGAGGAGCATCTTCGAGACGCCCTTGGAGACGTTCTCGGGCGTGGGGGTGAGCGCGCCCGTCACGTTGTTCGCGAAGGTCGTCGAGGCGAGAGCCGCGGCGGTCCCCTCGATCGTGATCGTCGGGTTGTCGTTGAGGTTCGTGTCGAGGACGAATCGGTCGATCGTGCGAGCCGCGGCCCGACCCCACTTCTCCGCCACCTGGCCGAGGATGCGGAGATCGTCGTTGAGCGTCGCTTCGAGACTCACGCTGAAGACGCCTCCGTACTTCTTGACCGAGTAGGACGCCTGAGCGTCCGTCATCGCGACCTCCTTGTACGGAGAGTTCGCGGGGACCTCGGCGAGATCGGCGAGTTCGGTGCCGGAGATCCGGTACTGCGCCTTGAAGTCCGCGACGCTCATCGGCTTCGCGACGTACTGCCACTGGCGCGGCCAGTAGGTGTAGCCCTTGAGCGCCGCCTTGTGGGCGACATCGAGCGTGAGCGAGTCGAAGACGTCGGAGCCGAGGGCCTCGCGCACGTCCTTCACCCGCCCGCGCATGAGCATCTCGGTCACCCGCGCGGAGGCGCCCGCGCGCCCGCGGAGGGCTTCCTGGATCGCTTCGAGGATGGTGCTTCTCATGGCTACACCGTCCCTCTGACTTCGTTGAAGAAGCCGAGGAAGAAGAAGTCGAACCGGCCCGCCGTCGCGGGATCCGTGTTGATGACCCGGCCCGTGACGGGATTCGTCGCGGTCCCGGCGTCGAAGGTCGCCGCCGAGGCCGTCGCGACCACGATCTTGTCGCCCGGGGCGAAGTTCACGCCCGCCGCCGCGAGCCCGTTGAAGACGCCCTCGTAGTAGTGCGCCCCGAACTTCCCCGCGTCGATGTCGGCGGCGGCGACGAAGTCGACCGCATCCCCGTCGGCGGTGGCCGCGGTTGCGGCGATGGTCTTCAGCCCGTCGCCCTCCTTGACCGCCGTCGTGCTGGTCTTGAGGAGGACCGTGTCGAGGTTGCCCGAGATCGGGCGGATGTTCCCTGCGGCCATCGGTTACGCCACCCCCTTCCGCTGCTTCGCCTTGCCCGAGGGCTCCGCCTTCGGGATGTCGAGCCCTGCGGCGCGGTACATGCGCTCGCGCACCTCGTCGAGCATCGTGACGGTCCCGCCCTTCGGGTCCGTCCCGGGCTCGTCCTCGCCCCCGTCCTCGACCACCTCGACGCCCGCCTCGGCGAGGAGTGCCTCGGCGTACTCCTTCTCCTCCGCCACGACCTTCGCGGCCTCCTCGAGCGTGACGACCCGCCCGGCCGTGCGCGAGATCACCTTCTCGCGGACCTTCGCGTGGAGCGATCCGGCCTTCCCGATCGCCTGGGTCACGCGATCGGCCGATTCGAGGACGGCGATCCGGCCCTCGGCGTCGAGCGCCCTCTTCTCCACGGGATCGAACTTCGCCTTCCAGTCCTTCTCCGCCGAGGCGAGCGCGCCCTCTCGGGCCTCCTTCTCGATCTCGACGACGAGGGCGGGGAAGGCCGCGCGGATCTCCGCGATCGTCTTCACGGTCTCGTCTCCTTCTTCCCGCGCTCGGCGGGACTCGAAGATGCCGCGGGTCGTCGCGGGGTTGGTCACGAGATCCACGGAGAAGACCCGCTCGATCTCCAGGATCTCGGTCTCGCCTTCGTTGAAGACGACCTCCGCGTGGTGCGAGGGCCCCGCGGCGGTGGGAATGGACTCGGCGATGGCGAGGACGAGATTCCCCGCATCGGTGGGGAGCGATTCGAGATCGCCCCGGATGCCGTCGGAAGATCTGCGCGGATGGCGGATGACCCCGGCGAGGTCCCAGACGCTCCGGTCCTCTCCGTCCTCGGCGTGATCGATGAAGAACTGCATCCCCTCGTAGAGCGCGACGGCGCGATCAAGGGCGTCACCGCGGTAGGTGTAGGACTTGCCGACCGGCACGGGCCCGAGGAGGCGCATGTTCCGAATCGTCCGCCCCTCGACGTTCGCGCCCTCGAAGACGCGATCCGATTCGAGAACGATCGTCCGGCGAGGTCCGCTCGCGCGCTCGCTCACTTCCTTGCCGAAAGGCAGCGTCGGCGCGGCCTCGCTCTTCCGGCGCATCAGCACGGCCTTCACGCCGGGCCCGATCCGCTTCGTGCGGAAGACCGCCCCCTCGATCGGCTCCTTCTGGCGCAGCCGCACCGTCTCCCCGCCCTCCGGCTCGTCGACCTTCCCCGCGTGGAAGTCGTGGTCCCCTGCCCACTTCTTCGCCTGCGCCGCCGTGAACTTCTCCTTGTCGAAGACTAGCGACTGGACCTCCATCGGGGCCCGCTTCTCGCTCGCGGCGTGGACGGGGGCGATGTCGTAGTGCTCGTGGCCCTCGGTCCCCAACACGCGCCCGCCCAGAACCTCGTGGACGTGCGGCGGGATCGTCTTCCCCGTGAAGGGGTCGGTGTATTCCTCCGAGAGCGAGGTCTCCCCGTCCCCGTCCCCGTCGAGGATCGCCTCGTGGTAGTGGCCCGCGCCGAGGATCAGGTAGCGGCCCTGGCCGATGAACTGCTCGACGACCTCCGCGACGTGCGCGCCCGTGGAAACGGCCACGCGCCGGAAACGTGGAAAGCCGTTACGGCCCTGTCAATAGGGGTCTAGAAGAGGTCGCGGTGCTTCTTCCGCAACTGGTCGATCGTAAAGATCCGGTTGTGGCCCGAGAAGGAGCCGAGCGCGAGATCCCCGCTCTTCCACGCCTTGTAGCGAGTGGGTCCGAGAACGTCCCGCTGGACCTCGGCAGACTGGCGCTTGAGCCAGGCGGGGAAGGTGGTCGTCTCCGGGACCTCCCCGTCCATCGCCGCACGCTGGCCCGGGGGCACGTCGAGGGAGAAGCCGAGGTCGTCGGCGGACTTGAGGATGTCTAGGTAGTCGCACCGGCAGTTACTGGCAATGACACCGTTGGCCGCGTACCATCCTTCGCGCGTTTCGAGGTTGAAGACATGCCCCGACCAGTTCTTTGCCGTCTTGATCGAGAGGATCTTCGATCCCGCTATCTCGCCGGAGAGAGCGAGAAGGCGCTCGCCGAACGCTACTCGTGCTCGCGCGGCCCGATCCGATCGATGCTGATTTTGCTCGGCATACGACCGCGCAATCGCAGCGAGGGAATGCTCGTGCGCTGGCGGAAGATGGGTGACGCCGAGCGGTGGGCCCTCCTCGAACCGGCGCATCGCGCGTGCCGCGGCCGAACCAATTCGTTCGACGAACGATGCCGGAAGGCGCAAGCGCGCGAGCGTCTCGGCGTCTACCAGCGCTCGGCTTCCGAAGCGATCTTCGCGGGCCTCCTCATCGGCGAAGGGCTCGGGTTCATCCGCGAGAAGGCGATCGAGGATCTGAATATCGACTTCGCCGTCGGTCCCGTCGCCGTGGAAGTCTGGTGTGGAGATTGGCACCCGAAACGAGGCGAAGCCGCTCGTGCGCGCCGCATCCTCGATCGGGGTTTCGACGTGCTGATCGTCCGTACGGCCGGCAAGCGCGCGCAGGAGCCGATCGACCGCAGTACCGTCGATCAGCTCGTCGCCATGCTCCAGTTCCGCCGCCGCCACCCATCCGCGCCGCGTGAGTATCGGGTGATTCGGGGTGACGGGAAGATCCTCGCCTCGGGAACGGCGAATGACGAGGAGATCGCCTTCGTAGTGGCGCGCGTAGCCCTTTAGGAACCGCGGCCCTCGCACGAGCACGCCCGCCGGGAAGCAGTTCGGGTGCCGCGGGATTCTCGGCCGCGGCTCTCCGATCTCGAAGAACTTCCCGTCGTCGGGTCCGCAGATCAGACACGTCCGATCGTCGAGCGTCGCGAGGTACTCGAAGCCCGCGAGGATGTCCTCGTTCGCCTTCGCCCACTCTTCCTGCGCGCGAGCGGCGGCCCCGATCATCACGGTCCGCGCGAGCGTCTCGGCGTTCACCCCCATCCCGTCGAGCAAGGGCTCGATCGTCCTCCTCGCGTCGTCGATGGAGCCGCCCTCGTCGGAGACCCGCCGCAGCGCCGCCTCGATGTCGGCCCGGGCGTCCTCGGAGAACTTCCCGAAGATGTCCTCGATGGAGCGCCCGAGCACGGTCTGGCGCGAGATCGCGGCGAGGGCCTCGGGCGCCGGTTGGGCGAGTTCGAGTCGATGGACGGGGACGAGGGAGTCGAGGGACTTCTGGACGATCACCCCCATCGTCTCGGCCTCGAAGGCGGCGAGGTCTTCGATCTCCCTACGCAGGCGCGCGGGGAGGTCGTCCCGGAGTCGGAGGAGGTGGACGTGGATCGCGTCGGCGAGCCGGAGCGCCATCCTCTCGTCGAAGGAGGGGAGGCCAGCGGCCCTCACGTCGGCGAGTTCCCGCAGGACGTTGCGCCGCACTTCGAGGAGGGCTTTCGCCACGTCGGCCGCGACTCCGTTCTCGAGCCCGAGCGCGGCGACCCGGTGACGGAGCAGCGCGTTCAGGATCTTCCCGTTGACCGTATCGCCCGGGGAGAGTTGCGGCTTGATCGGCCCCGGCTTGAGGTCGTCCTCGCGGAGGCGCTTCCAGCCCGCGCGCGAGCGCTCCCGAACCGTTCCTTCGGCGGTTCTCACGCCCCGGCGGGAACGGGCGCGGGCGGCGCTCCCGGAGCGGGGAGGAGCCCCGCCACCATCTCGGGCCGCATCGAGAGCCGGGTCATCCGCTCCTCTTCGAGGCTCGCCTGTTCCTGCGCCGGGTCGAGCCCGAGCTTCGCCTGCGCCGTCTTCACGGAGGCGATCCTGCGCTCGACCAGATTCCCCCACGCCTCGGCGTCCTTGTTGAACTCGCGCCTGATCAGCGACGAAGGATCGACCACGAACTCCTCGCTCCCGAACTCGCCCGCGAACCAGAAGAGGAGCTCCTCGATCTGCGGGATGAACTCCTCCTGGAGCGCCGAGAACATCACGTCGAGGGGCCCGTCCGCGACGAGGGTCGCCGTGTAGGGCGCGTTCGAGACGTCCATCAGGACGAGGAATTCGGGAAGGGAGACGGCCGCGGCGACTCGGAGCACCCAGGTCCGTCGATCCTCGACGACGCCCTGCGAGTCGATGTTGTAGGCGGGGAACTTCCACTCCCATCCCTCCTGCTCGATCGCGAGAGTGCCGGGCGGCGGGATCACCTTGAACTTCGGATCCCCCGTGAGCTTCGCGACGTGCCCTCCGGCGGGTGCGCTTCGAATCAGCGGCACGCGTGCGCGAGTGTGGTTCACCCAGTAGCGGTTCTCGGCGAACTTGTCGAGCCGCTTCAAGTCCACGATCGCGGGGCTCAAGAGCGGGATCCCCCGCGCGGCGCTACCCGCGCCCTCAAGACGATGGTGGATCACGTACTCGGGCCGATACCCGTAGGTCTTCCCGGCCACCGCGTAGGCGAGCACGGTCTCGGAATCGTTTCGAGAGCGGAGCAGATTTCCGATCTTGCGAGGCTCCCAGAGGCGGAAGGTCGTCGCCTTCTCGGCTCCCCCGGTCCCGCCGACGCCCATGATCTTCTCGCCCGGCTCGGCGTCGCTCGAGCCGTTGCGGTTTCGGAGCGCCTCGACGTCGACCTTCCCCTGCTTCGCCGGGAACCGAACCGTGTAGCACTCCCCGAACAGGTAGGTCGTCCGCACCATCCGGCGGACCCAGGACCAGAACTTCACGCGTCGCGCCCACAGGTCGAACTTCGCCTGCGCCGCCTCGTCCTTGAAGGTGACGGAGAAGCCCCGCCCGACCGTGAAGAGGGTGTAGTTGTTGATGATGTTCTTCGCGATCGGGTCGCGGACGTAGAGGAGCGCGAGGTGGCGCCAGAGCCGCTCCCAGTCCGCGATGATCTCGACGAGGTATTCGTCGCCGCCCGCAGCCGAGATCCATCCCTCGTCCTCTCGGGCGAGCGCCTCCATCTCGTCGGAGGCCCCGAGGATCGCGGTGCGGTAGGGATCGAACCGCAGCGCCTCCTGGACGACGAGGCCGTGCTCCTGGACGAGTTCCCGCCGCTCGTTCGACGATTCGGCGCGGTGGAGGACGAGGCGCTCCTCGGCTCCGGCGCGGATGCGCTCCTCGAGACTCGGGCCGTAACGGCGGCTCGCCATCGTCAGCGGTCAATCTCCACGGGCCAACCCGTGTTGTCCAGCATCACCCTTCCGCGCAACTCCTCGGGAGGGACGTACTTCTCCCCGGCCGAGGGCTCCGGGCAGAGCATCCCGGCGAGCTCGTCGTAGGCGGCGGCGTGGGCGAAGTGATCGGGGCCGGAGGATTCGTACCGCGCCTCCTCGTTCCCCTTGCTCTCGTTCCGGGTAACGACGCGGACGAGCGCCCGATGGTGGTTCAGGTAATCGCCCACGATGTCGCGAGGGAGGGAGATCCGGCGGGTCGCGAAGCGGGAGACCACGCGGTCGAGGATCTCGGTGCGCTGCGCCGAGACCGTCCCGTTATCCGCGTTCCATCGGACGGATTCGCGCATCGAGGTCGAGTAGAAGGCGAGCCAGACGGGGATCCCCTTCTCGGCGCACCGGCCCTGGAAGGCGCGGGCGGCCTCCGTGTTCGGGTTCGCGTCGACCACGACGGCCCGCACGTCGAAGCGGAGCGCAAGCGCGAAGGCGTCGTCGAAGCTTGGGATCACCCGGGCGAGCAGCACTTCCTTCCTGCCCCCCGCGGGCCAGGCGGCGAGCTCGAGGTAGTGTCGAGCCACCCCGGCGTCGATTCCGATCGTGACGGGGATCCCCTGCGGAGGACTCTCCGCGCTCTGGGAGGGGCCCGAAGCGAGGGCGTCGACGATCATCGCCTCGTCGAGCTTCGTCCCCTCCGGGACGTAGGTCTCGGCGAGCACGGAGCGGTAGAAGTTCGCGTACTCCTGGACCTCGACGAGCGCGCGCTGCCAGCGGGCGACGTAGTCGGCCGCAGTGCGGGCGGGCGCGAGGAGCTGCGGGACGTGGTAGCCGCGGATCGACTTCTCCGGATCGTGCGCGATCCACGCGCCTCCGCTCACGGCCCGGCGCTTCTCCTCCTCGGTCCATCGCTCGCCGCAGGTGCGGCATCGCCAGGTCGCTGCGGTCGGGTCCCCGGCGAGATCCCCGGCAATCGAGTCGGGCCAGCGGAGCGATGCCCCCGCCTCGCATCGGGGACAGGGAACGTGCCAGGAGCGCTGATCGGAGTCCTGCCACTCCCGGTCGATCCCGAAGCCGGGGAGCGTCGGGGTGCTCATCTCGAGCGCCCACATCTCGGTCTGCGCCGATAGCCGCTCCCGGGCGAGCGCGACGGCCTCGGCCTCCATCTCGTCGAACTCGTCGAGGACGAGGAGCGCGACCGGGATCGACTTTAAGCCCGAGGGGGAGTTCGAGCCGCGTGCGTAGAAGTTCGCCCCGTCGAGGGTGACCTTGTGCGTCACGTTATCGACCTGGGTGAAGAGCGAGGCGAGCGAGGGGGAGCGCCGGCGCGTGAAGTCGAACCGGCCCGCGATGAAGGCCGTCACGTCCGCGGTCGTGGGAAGGACGTAGAGGACGTCGCGGCGGAGGGCCTTCAGCGTCCAGAGCGAGCGCGCGAGCGCGGCCGTCGTGAAGTAGACCTGCGCCCCCTTCTTCCCGATCACCCGGCGCGAGAGATCGTCGGCGGGGTCGGACAGGTACTCGCAGCCCCGAACCGAGAAGGGGGCGACCTGCCCGTCGGCGTGGCGGATGAGCACGTTCTCGGCCGACCAGACGGAGGGGCAGGTGTCGCGGATGAGCGAGTGGCCCTCCTCGCGCGAGGCGACTTCGAGCTTCACGGCTCCCCGTTCGGTTCCGCCTTCGGCTCGCCGTTCCCCGCGACGTCCCGGTTCTCTTCCGGGGGCGGGAGCGCCTGGAGGAGGAGCGCGCGTCTCGACGCGGGCTCCATCGAGCGCAGCATCGCCACGGCCTCGCGATAGCGGCGCGCCTCCTCCGAGCCGGGGAGTCCCTCCCGCGTCGTCCCGGGCGGGAAGACGATCCCCTGCGCGACCTGGACGGAGCCCGTGGGGACGACGCCTACGATCTTCCCGAGCGTGATCTCGGCCGCGAGGGCCACGGCGGGATGCTCCGTCGTGTAGATCCCCGAGAGTCGATCGAGACGGCGAGGAACGCGCATCTGCTCGCGGTGGAAGAACTTGGACTGGCTCTCCTCCCACGCCCGCCAGACTTTCGAGTAGTGCGCCCAGACGGCGCGCGGCGTGATTCCGTACTTCTCGGCGAGTGGACGAATGATCTTGATCGGGGGCACCCGGGCGAGGAGGCCCTCCTGGATTTCACGCCGCAGTTCGGCAGCAACGCTCGGCGGGAGATGAGCCCCTTCCCCTTCGCGACGCTTCCGGGAAGTCGAGGGAAGCGTCTCGGGCTCGGAGGAGCCGGACATCGGGGCGACTTCATCGGCCACGGCGCGGGGAATCCTACCCTTCCGAAAGCCCGCCCGCACGGAGGGAGGAGGAGCGCGGGTGGGAAGAGACTTGCGGACGGGCAGTTGCGAAACGGCGCTCCGATTGCTACCTCGGAACGCGAGGCGTGGAAGCGAGCGCGGAGGGGGAAGCGTCTTCCAGAGCGGACTTCCTCCCGGTGAGGCGCTCCCATCTCGCGACGATCACATCGCAATGGCGGGGCTCGATCTCCATGCCGTAGCACTTCCGCCCGAGTTGCTCAGCGGCGATGAACTGCGGTCCGGTTCCTGCGAACGGTTCGTAGCATACTTCACCCGGCTTGAGGTGCTTCATGATCGGGATCGCGAAGAGCCCGACCGGCTTCGGCGTCGAGTGGTTGAACTCTTCGCGTTCGGCGCGCGAGATCTGTCCGATCTCCCAGACGGTCGTCTGGTCGCGTTCTCCTCCTCCTCGACCGTAGTCCGGCGGCTGATGGCCTCGGATCCACCCGAAGAAGCAGGGCTCGTGTTTCCAGTGGTACTGCCCGCGCGTGAGGAGGAGGACTGGCTTGACCCAGATGATCTGGCGGCTGAGCACCACATTTGCGGCGGCGGCGGCGGCGGCGGCGAAGAACCCTTGAGTAAGGTGAGCGTGCCATAGGTACCACGCAGCGTCTTCGCGGAGAGCGTGGGATGCTGCCGACCGGAACGCCCCTTCGAGGAACGCCTGGAGTTCCTTATCGTGCAGCTGGTCATTGGCCACTCGCGGTTTCGCCGTCTTAACACCAGGTCGATCATCGTTCGCGTAGGCGACTCCGTAGGGGGGGTCGGTGTTCATGAGTCCCGCGCGATCCCCGCCCATGAGGAGCGCCACGGCTTCGCTATCGGTCGAATCCCCGCAGAGAAGCCGGTGGTCGCCGAGCCGGTAGAGGTCTCCCGGTCGCGTCACGGGTTCTGGGGGAACCGCCGGCACCTCATCCTCGACGATCTCCTTCGCCATTCCCCGCTGCCAATCGAGCAGGATCGAGTCGAGGTCGCTCTTCCCGAAGGCGAGATCGGCCTCGAGATCGAAGCCGCCCACTGCGACGAGCTTGAGAGCGTCTTCGAGTTTCGGCCAGTCCCATCCCGCGAGTTCGGCGCTGCGGTTGTCGGCGAGACCGTAGGCCCGCGCCTGCGCTTCGTCCTCCGAGTCGAAGAAGGCGACGGCGAGGCGCGTCCAGCCGAGCGAGCGGGCCGCACGGAGGGTCCCGTTCCCAGCGATGACGCGCCCGTCCCGCATCGCGACGATCGGCTTCTGCTGGCCGAATCGTTCGAGGCTTCTCGCGATGGCCTGCACGTTCCGCTCATCGTGCGCGCGCGCGTTCGCCGGGTCCTCGCGAAGTCGCTCGATCGGAACGGCGAGAGGCTCGATCGAGGAGGCGATTCGCTCGCTCATCGGGGATCCGCCCCTCCGAGGATCTTCACGGGGTCGAGATCGCGCACTCGCTCCCCGAGCGCGACGGCGCGGTGCTCCCACGGAAGGAGCCGCAGATCGTAGCGGCGGAACGAGTCGAGGAGCGAGACGTAGATGCAGCGCCGTTCCGTCGTGAGCGCGACGACGGGGGAGGCGACCTTCATCGGCACGCTTCCGGTCCAGGCGAAGGTGGGCCTGCGCGCGAAGGCGTGGTTCCCTGGCCGCCCCTCGATCGCGTTGAAGGAGAAGAAGAACTTCGCCGGGTCTCGTCGGTGGGGACCGAGGAGGAGCCACCAGTAGGCGCGCTCCGAGGTGAGGAGCTCGTACCAGGGGCGGATCGCGGAGGGGAAGATCCCGTCGTAGACGAAGCGGGCGTACGGGAAGGCCCGGCCAGCCTCGACATGGACGCCGAGCTGAACGGCGGGATCGGGGAGGGCGAGGAGGACGGGGGAGTTCGGAGAGGCGACCACGGCACCGGGAGTTTATCAGTTGCTCGGCGCCGGGCGGGGATCCATCCGCTCGACGGCGAGCGCGACGCCGCAGCGTCTTCCCGCCTCCACGATCCGCCGCTCGAGGCTCGCCCGCCATTCGGCGGGAACCGGCGCCTGCGCGCTCGGAGCGAGGATGGAAAGCGAGCCGTCGGGGCGGGGCGAGAACTCGAAGGCGAGACCGCAGGGGCGATGGAGGATGCGCGCGACCTCGCCCGGATAGATCCCGAGGAACCAGGTCTGGCAGGGGCCACAACGGGGGCAGTCGAGGAGGAAGGTCGTGACGGCGAGAGCGCTCACCTTGTGAGGTAGTCGTGCGTTTCGTAGAAGGTGAAGCCGCTCTCGCCCGCCTTCCATTGCCAGATTCGCCACGGACCTCGGTCCTTCCGAACATGAACCTCGCAGGCGATCCCGTAGCGGGAAAGTTCCTCGACGCGCTCGCCCATCTTGCGGCGGCGAGGGGCGACATTGTTGAGCGTGGAGATCGAGACGAGGAGCGGGGACTCGGCGACGCGGAAGACTAGGAGATCGCCCACGCCGAAGAAGTCGGCCGAGCGGTTGATGAACCGTCCGGGGCCGAGGAACACGGGGACTTGCGGGGCGCGAAGCACGAGTGCGTCTGCCTGCTCGAATTGCACCTGACGCTCCTTTTCGAGGCGGTTTCCTTTCCGCCTAGACGACATGGGTCCACGTTCGTCCGCCCTGCGCCTCCTCGTAGCACTTCTCGCGGCAGAACCAGCGGCCGTCGCGGAAGACGGCGAGGTCCCGGTCGGCAGGGTCGGGATCGCCGCAGCCGGGGCAGTGCTCGTGGTCGATGTCGTTGCAGCAGCAGCAGGGAGGCTTCTTCATCGTTCGGTCTCCTTGAGGGAATCCCGCACGCCAGCATCTTCGATAGCCTTTAGCAGCGTTTCCTCGTTCGCCGCCTCTCCTGCCGCAATGACTCCGCCCGTGGCCCCGACGATTCCGGCAGGCCATCCGTTGAACTCGAACGCGAAGTGGTAGGGGGGCACGGACTCAATCTCGGTGCCGTGGGCGTTGACCTTGATCTCCCACTGCTTGTCGATGCGGGCGCGGTAGAGTCCCGGAGAATCTTTCAGGTTGCGCAGTCCCCGCTGAAAGAGCCACTCTCCCGCCTTCGCGTAGACCTCGGTGATGGGCTTGTCGGTCACAGGAAGAGCGCCGCCCCGATGAGCAGCGTGAAGAAGACGACGTAGAAGAGCGTCCGCAGGAGGCCCGGGGAGAGGCCGGGCTTGCGGTCGTCGCAGGTACACGGGGCTTCCCACTCTCCCGCGTCCCAGAACTGGAAGCGCGGGCAGTTGGGATCATGCTCCCTGAAGCGGTACTCGTGGCCGGGAGTCATGCCTTCCCCTCCCGGACGCGGGCGAGGGCTTCCTGCAACGGTTTCCAATCGCAGCCTCGGTCTCCGACGAGTTCCATCGCCGCCCTCTCGACCTCCTCCAGCGCCGCGAGGCGGGACTTCGCTCGCTCTAGTTCTCGGGCCATATCCTCGATATCGAAGGCCGACCCGTATCCCTTGTAAAGCGCAAGGTCTCCCAACGCCTGGTCCCGGATGCGCTCGGCTCGCTCGGCCCGCTCTTTCATCTTGGCGAGGCGGGTCTCGATGCTGGTCATCGCGTCACCCTCCACGCGCTCGTACGTCGCCTCGAAGATGTCGGGCTTCACCGGGTATCTCTCACCCTTCACGCCGGCCACGATCCAGTCGCCGGGAGAGACGATGTGCGGGCCCTCCAACGTGCGGATGATGTAGTTGCCGTTGGTAGCGCCACGAACAACACCCTTGGGCCACGCTTTCTTCTCGGGCCAGAACTGTTCGGCCTCGACGACGAGCGGTTTCTTGCGGAACTTCACGGTGCGACCTCCTTCTCTTCGAGGGTCTTCGCACGGGCGCGGATTCTGTCCCCAAGTCGCTGGCAACAGACCGCAAGCGCATGGCTCAACCCGAACTTCTGGCCGAGTTCGTAGACGCTCGTCATCTCTCGCGGCGAGAACCGAAACTTTTCCTCCTCCATCGCCGCATCCTCCATCGCCTCGCGGGCAAACTCTCGGAGGATAACGACGATCCGCCCCTCGCGCGCTTCGTTGTGGGTTTGGTAATCACTGGTCGAACCACCGACCGAAGCCTCGCGAACCCTTTGCGCGACCTCCTCGATGCGCTTCGCCTTCATGGTTTCACCTCCTGCGCGTCGAGCGCGTCGTCGAGAACCCGGTGGATCGTACTTTCGAGGAGGGCGACCCGCGCCTCGGCCCGCTCCGCGCGCGCCTTCCAGTCGATCAGCGGAGCAGAAGCGGTGGTCACGGAAAAGCCGGGGCCCATCGGGAAGCAGATGTGGCCTGGGCCGGTCAGCGGTCCCAACGCCACGCCGCAGTAGAAACAGGACTCGTACTCGCTCATCGGACCTCCTTGTCGAGCGCAGCGTAGGCCGCGTCCAGTTCGTCCCGGCCGCAGCGGCAGCCCCACTTTCCGCCCTTGCTCTCGATCCACTTCGTGCCGTCGGGAGAGCGGCTCTTCGGGCAGCGGCAATCGTGATCCTCGACGCACGAGAACGCGCCGCGGCTTTGTTCGCAGCGATCGTAGGCCGTGAGGAACCGCTCAAAGGCGAGGCACCGATCCAGCAGCGCGCGGAGGTCGGTGGGGGCGTGGAAGACGAATCGCTCTCCAGCCGGGCTATCCCAATCCCCTGGGACGGCCGCCTTGAGCCGAGCCTCGATCGCGGAGTACGGGGGCTTCATGGATCCTCCTTCCTCGCCGCCTCGACTGGCACCGGTGCCTGTTTCAGTTCCACGTCGATCTCCCGCAGTCGACGCTTCATCCGAGCCCGGGCGCCGAGGAGGGCGATCCGGTGCCGCTCCTCCGAACCCAACGCCGCCGCCCGCGCGATGCCGCCCTTCTGACCGCCGAGTTTGCCGAGCGCCGAGGCGGCGCCCAGGTGCGGCTTCTCGCGGAGCGAGTCGAGGAGGCGCCGTTCGATCAGGCCGTAGACGGTCGCGCCGATGCGCGCGGCCTCGTCCTCGAGCCGGAGGAGGAGCGATTCAGGCAGATCGAGCACGCACTTCACGGATCGGCCTTCCCGCGGTCGAAATCGACTGGTCCGCAGGCGATGCAGACGCAGAGCGAGAATCCGAAGCCGAGCAATCCCACGACAATGATGCCGACGCGTGGGCTCGCACAAGCCCCGACGACGAGTCCGAGGCAGAGAATGGCTGCGACGGCCGAACCGATCACCGCAGTGTTGAGCGCGGGAACTTTCGGACTCATCATGGTTCCTCCCTCCAGGCGTCCGCCCAGGGATCCGGTCTCGCCGCGTCCCGAGACTCGGGCGAGCAAGTGAGCGCGACGAGCGTGGGGACGATCCGCGAGTACCAGCGGTCCCCCGTGCGCCTCGTCTCGAGCCGCCAACCCTCGGGGACTTGGCGGCGAACCTCCGAGAGCCGGGTCGAGACGCACGTCGTCTCGCAGGCCCGGGCGATGTCGTCGTGGCCGAGCCATTCTCCGGCGTGGGCGCGGAGGTAGTCGTGGACGCGGCGGGCCTTCGTAGGGCGGTCGAGACGGCCGGGATGCATGGGTCGCTCCTTCGTGGCTGTGGCTACCGTGGTAGCCGCCTCGGCCGTGGTTGTCAAGCCCTCTTTCCGCAGTGCTCCGGAATCCGTAAGCCGTCCGATTCCCGATAACGGTAGCCTCCGAATCCCATGCAGGTCGGACACGCGCGGACTCTCGACCAGTCCGCCTCGGTCTGATTCTGGTAGGCGGGCAGCCACCCCTCGCGCCGGGTCCAGACTTCCCGCCCCAGGCCGTCGCAATCCCCGCAGACCTTCGCGCCGTCGTCCATCTATCCCCCCTTCGCCTTCTCGTGGAAGACGTGGTTCGCTCCGGAGAACATGAGGTCGATATCGTGGCCGACCTCGCCGTTTCGGTTCTTCACGATCGAGAGCTGGCGGAGATCCTGCCTCTTCGCATCTGGACGCCAGAGCATCAGCACCTTGTCGGCATCCTGCTCGAGGACTCCCGTCTCGCGGAGATGTTGCATCGCGGGGCGCCCGACGTATCCGGCCCGGTTCAGTTGCGAGAGGGCGAGCACCACGACTCGCCGCTCGTCGGCGATCGTTTTCAGCGCCCGAACGACGCCTGCGATCTCGCGCTCCTCGCGTTCGTTTCTTCGCCGCTCTCCGGTCACGCGCTGAACGTGATCGATGACGATCAGCCCGGGGCGGGTCTCGGCTCGGAAGGCCGCCGCGCAACGGGCCCGGAGCATGGAGAGCGTGAGGCCGGCGGCGTCGACCACGCGGATCGGTAGAGGTGCCAACTCGAGCTCGGCGCTCGCCGCCAGCGCCGGAGAGATTGCCCGGCTCCCGTAGGCGCGCGGCTGGACCTGCGCCGCCGCCCATCGGTGGAGCATGGTCCGACTCATCTCGAGGGAAAAGAAGAGAACGGTGCAGCCCTGTCTCGCCGCCTCGATCGACCAGAGGAGCGCGAGCGAGGTCTTCCCGGCGCCAGGAACTCCGGCGAGGACGACGAGTTCCCGGGCGCTCATCGGTGCCACGTTGTCGATCATCGGGATCATCGTCCGAAACATCTGGGGCGGCTGGCTCGTGAGTTCCTCGATCGGACCGCAGAGCGGCGAGGATTCGGAGGAGACGCGCCCGGAGATCGCGGTCTCTACCGTCGCTCCGAGGAGAGAGATCCATCGACGCGCGAGTTCCGCCGAAGACCCCGCTTCCTTCGCCTCCGCGAGGAGTGCCGAGAGAGCCGAGACGGCCGTGCGCGCGCAGGAGAGATCGCGGAGATCCCGGCCCCTGCGGGCCGGATTCGGGTCGGGGTAGCACGCGGCGCCGCTTCCGTCGCGAACGACCTGGCTCGCGAGGTAGTCGACGAGCTCGTCGGCCGCGGCCCCGTTCTGGAGGTGGAGCGCGTCGCGCAGGTTGGGAAGACTCACTTCGTCGCCCCGGTCGACGGCGGCGAGGATCGCGGAGGCGATCGCCTCGTGGCGAGGATCGCTCCATTCGAGGAGCGATCCGATCTCGGCCAGGGCGGCGGGACCCACCGAACCCGGATCACCCAGGATCGCGCTGCGGAAAAGTTCGCGCTCGGATTCGGCGTCGGTGAATTCGCCGTTGAGGGTCATATCCCGAGCCTCTTCGCCTCGTCCTCGTCCCATGAACTCGCGGCATAGACGACGCAATAGGAACCGTCGGAGAAATAGATCGTGCGGAGGAGCTCTCCCTTCGCGCCGCGCCGTAGTTCGCCCTCCCGGAGGATCGTGATCTTCTCCTCGTCCGCGACCGGCTTGGCGGTGATCTGTGCCTGCCGGGTTCTATCCTCGATGTCCCGCGCCATCTTCCGGTCGATGTATCCGATGGCCTTCCCCGTCTTTCGTTCCCTCGCCTCGAGTCGTTCGAGGGCCTCCAGGGTCGCGCGCGAACCATGGGTGCGGACGAGATCCCAGACGCCGCGAGCGTCCCGATCCGGGGTCGCCCTACGGAAGAGGGTCCGTTCAATCGCCTCCCGGGTGGAGTTCGTCATCTCAACGGGATCCTGGGAGGCCCCCGGTTGAGGCGCTTCCTGGCCGCCCTGCGACGCGGAACCCTCCGGCGAGGTCCCTGAACCTTCTGGGCCGTCCCGCGAGGTCGAGCGCTCCGGGCCAACGTCGACGGCGAGGTCGGGGGGCTCCTCCGGATCGGCTGGGGAGACGGGGGGGGGGGATGGGGCGCCTTCCGGATCCGGATTCTTATAGGGGGGGGAAGGAGACGGAGACGGAGACGGTG